TGCAATGCTAACGATCCCGATTGTGCGGAAGCAAGGTCTTGCGATGCTGAGTCTAATGCAATTTGACCCATTCCTTGCTTTGCTAAAAGTATTTGTCCCTGAGTTTGGTAATCAGGTCGTGTGAAATTTGGCGTTGCTGTAACTCCTCCCATAATATTATCCTTTTGGTTTAATGTAAAATATCTCGCGATTTAACCGCTCCATCCCTAGCTTTTCCATGATTTCGTTAGTAAATGTAAATCGCTCAGATTGCAATGGAACTCCAACATATCCCGGTCCCCCAGTTAATTGGTTATAAACTCGCCAATCGTGCATCGTCTGAATAACATCTCGCGGAGTTGTGAATTTGGGATGAAAAGCAGGATAGATTGTTGGAATAAAAACATGGTCAGAATAACCAACTAGGTTGTTATCTTTGTAATGACCATAAACATTAATTTGCGGATGCTCAATAATGTGATGATCAAAATCCTCTGCAAAGTCTACCAACTCTAAAAATTCAGCAGAGTCTTTTGGAATTAATTTATATTCAATTTGTGATCTCATTTATTTATTAGTTAAATCCTACAAATACTTCGTCTGGTACTGGTCCAGATTTAAAGCCAATGTATTTCGATGCAATTTCATCTAAAATGCTTTGTCGCTCATCATAGTTGCCGCACAAAACACAGGGCAAGCAATTATTTTGGTTTTTTTCAAATGGAATAGATGAGTAAACAGGGGTGAGAAATTCATCTGCAAAAGGAGATATGAACTTATTTGGAAATTCAGTCAACCTTATTTTTGATTTTTCTATAGAAGGCATATCAACAAGGGTTGTTAGATTTAAATTCTTGAGCGGCGGAGGTTGCGGCTTGATCCGCCAATTTTTCCGCTTCTAATTTAGCGTGGGAATAGCTAACGGTAGAAATAAAACTTGCGCTTGCTGTTGCGGAAATCGTGCGAAAACTGCTTGTGCAATTAATAGTAGCGGTTTTGTAGACTTTCGCAGACCAAGTTTGTTGATTTAACGATAAATTTTCATAGGGACTTTGCTCTAGTTTAATTGTAAAATTGTTTCCGTTTTGACCAACAACGCACGATTCAGTTTCATTTTGCTGGGGAACTCCTGTAGCTTTTTCGGTCCACGGGTCCATAAAAAGTCGCACAACTTCGATGCCCATCTCCCCACACCATTCGATCAACAACGAAAATGCTTTATCTACATCATTAGTCAGAGGACTTTCGCAGGTTTCGTATGACGCTAGTCGATTTGTTGATTCTGTAATAAGTCGCCTGTATTGAGTGTTCAAGAATCCAACCTTTTTAATCTGATCTTCAAAGTCTGTGCCTTTATATTGAAATTCGTTTGTAACCGCTAACAGGCGAGTGTTTAAAATTGGCAAATATCTTCCTTTAGAACCACGATAAGAAACTTTCAAATCAACAGTTCCTCCAATTTCCATTGCTTCAATCTCTGCGTAAATAAACTGCTTTAAATCCATTTGGTCGCCAAGCAATGGAGTCTCTAATTGACAGTAAATACGATTATAAAGTGTAGTGTTGGTCCCGTCTTGGTTTAGCTCAAGGTATGAATCATATCGTTCAGGTTGAAATGCTTCCCACAGGTGATTAAAAGAACCATCATTTGTCGGAGCGTAATCTATTGAAAATTGAAAACATCGATTCTGATTTTCAACCTTCCCGTTAGCCCATTGGACAGGTCGGGTTCCAGTCCATACGCCAGCCCACGCAGGTACTCTGGATGCACCCCATTCCGCCGCTGGGGCATAGTCGAGGACCATCGTGTCTGTGTTCAATTTTGACAAATTTGGAACGGAATAAAGTAAATAGTTTTCAAAACTGGTCGCGCAAATATTTGAAGGATCACCGTCCATCAATCTTTTGGTACGCGCCATTTCAATGTCCTTAAAAAGCACTTGAGAAGAAAGGTAGGATGCCGCCGCAACATCCGCCGCAACCAGACCACCGTCAGAATACCACCACATCTGTCCCGCCTGAAAAGCGATTGATCTAGCGGCAACGCATCCCACGGTTGGGTAAAGCGTATTTTGAAAATTTACAGTTGTCACCCATTGGTTGCGGTCCAAAACCCCGCTTGCGAGTGAGTAAGTAGCACGATCTGTAAAAACAATTAATCTGGTGCTGGTATCTTGTCCAACATAGGAAACCATTCCTGTAATAGGGCGAACAAAAGCAAAGTCGCCTCTAGCTGTTCCTTCAACTCGTTCTATCCAGCTTGTTGGGTCGCCAAGGTCGCTTGCTAAAACAATGTTTTTGTCGGCAATCCACATTCTATTTCCAGAATAAGCCATGTGAGTGCCAATGGGAATACTATCGTCCTGATTGCCGTTTTTGTCACTACCATCCCACCACGCTGGGGACGAGATTCCGTCCTGAATCATCACAATTGTATGCGCTGGGGTGACTAGTTCGTTTTCACTAGTCGCAAGGTTTGCGGTCTTTGTTGCCAATGCAAAGAATATGTTTTCGACATTTTTGTCGAATTGGATATTTTTTAACTTGTAATCGTTCCAATTTTTTGGCTGAACCAACGGGAACGGAGCATAGTAAACCGCACCATCCACGGCAAAAACCATGTAAGACAATTCGTTTTTTACTACCCCATTGCCGTCCACATCAAAAATCTTTGCAGGAACAACTGTGTTGACCCCCTGCTCTTCGCGCCGAAATGCCGCCTCTTTTTGTTTGTTAGCTTGAAACAATATCCCGCCCTGCAAATTGCCCGGAGGCAAAGATAGGCGCATTGCGTAGCCGGGGCGGGTCTGAGCAACTCCACCTCGGATTGCCAAGTTAGTTCCCCATTTAAACTGATTTTCTGGCAAGGCCCAAGGGTTTCTAACTGAGTTGACTCCCTGAGTCCAACCAGTTGAAACTTTCATCAATCTCCCGGCGGTAATTTGCTCGGATTTCATTAAAACATCACGGGGTCTTGACCGTCTGCGTAAGTTAAGTTTTGAATTTGCGGAGGCGAAAAAGCGTGACCGTCAATGTGTTCCTGCTGGCTTTTTAAGTACTGAAATGCGATTCCCCAATAGCGGGTAGCCTGCTCTGCAAAATCTTTATCTTCCAAGTCGCAGGCATGAACAGCAGTAATTATAGCCCTCTCATGCTCCAACGGGATATAGTCATGGACGCTAGTCACCGTTGGAGGGGTTAGCCTATAAGCAATCCGCGCCCACGCGCATCGTTTTCCAATGCGAATCCTTCGATACTGTGGGTTGATCTCGTCGGGATGGTATTGGCCTATCAAAGTCAAATCATTTCCCCGTCCATAGTCCCAAGCGTAAAGCGATACATACCCATCGGTTTTTGGTTTTTCAATGTGCGCTATCGATTTTACCAGCACCGGACCTTGGACGCTATCAATAAAGAATTTCGATGAGGTTTTGTTTCCAGTTGTCAAAAATTCAATGCGTCCTGTGGTCGAAACAAGGTTCTCGGCATTTGCAAGCGTGTTGTAAAGCTCAAATGTATCCGGTGCAATTTTACGAACAAAATAACTGATTCCAGAATTTAATCCAACGGGAAGCACATCATCCTCGCTAGCCCTGACAGTTACGCTTTGTCCAGTTTCGTAAAGGCAAGATGGAGCAAAGATGCTGGTGGACGGGGACACGGTCATTATTCTCCTAATATCCAGCGTAAGTCTTCCGTTTCCCGGCGTTGACAGGTTTACAAGGTTGCCGTTGTTGAAAACTTTTACTTGGTTGCCAAATAGCCTGACCGTGTATTGCTGACCAGCAACTAACGGAGAGGGCAATGTGCCAGATGAGGTAAATTCAACAATTTCATCGTTTCCGATAAACTGAATATTATCTGGCTCAATCAAATTATCATAGACGCTAGGAGTTACAGTAAAACGAATTCCAAAATAAGTTTGACCAGTTCCAAATGCGGTTGGTATAACTTTACCTCTGGAAGCAAATATATTGTCTACATTGCCCGGAAGAAGATTTGTGGATACAATATAACTAAATTCAGTAGGAGAAATATATGTTATTATTTTAAGACCATTATATTCATTTTGTTCTGCTCCGCTAATTAATATTTGATCATTATTTGAAAATCCGTGCGGAGAATTTGTTGTAACAGTAGCAATCGATGTAGATAAATTTAATATAATGCTAAAGATACTTTTTTCTCCTATTAAGGCGTTTGCTTGTGATGTATAAACTTGACCAAATTGATCAGTATCTTTGCGTAACCAGAATTCCGTAACTCCATTGTCAATTGCCGGGGCAGTAATTGGAAGCAAAAAGTCGCTACCGAAATAAAATCCTTGTGTCTGTCCTAATGAACCATAATCGCCTCTCCAGTTTCCTGTAAACGCAACGCCGAATGCGCGAGAAAGCACTACATATAAAACTCCCGATCCAGAAGAATTAATATCGATCTCGGAATAATCAGTATTTTTGATTGTAAAAACATTTCCAGTTGTTGGATTTTCTGCTCGGTATGCTGTTCCTGCAACAAGCGGTAAAGGTAACGCTCCGGTGCTTTGAAACTCTACAAATACACCTGTTGATGGTTCAATAATAACCTGCAAAAGAGTTGTGCTGGTATATCCCGATCCTTGAGTAATAATGTCTATCGAAACAACTTGCCCACCAGAAACATTTGCTTTTGCTGTTGCCCCTGTTCCTCCTCCTCCTTCAATTCGCACTTGCGGTGCTTCGGTGTAACCAGAACCACCAGAAATTTGAGTAAATTTTGAAATAAAAGAGGTTGTTATGTTTGCTGTTGCGGTAGCCTGTTGTCCTGCGCTTACTCTTGCAGCAGTAATGTTACCAGTTGCGTTTGTTAATGCAGAAGAAACTGGATATTTAAAAGAATTAGTGCTTACATTGCTTATTGTTTTTACACCGTTATAATCATTTGGTAATGCGCCAGAAATTAATATTTGAATTCCATCTGTAAAACCATGAGGAACTGCTGTTGTTACTGTTGCAATCAATGTTCCGGGGTCGGTGGTGATTAAAGTAACGGTAAAATTGGTTATTGTTGGTGGATCAATCGTAACAGTAGGAATTGACGAATATCCCATACCCGGATCAAGTATAACTATTTCGGAGATAGTGCTATTTAATGTATTGCGAATAGCATATCCTGTTGCTCTTCTAGTTAATTGTCCGTCAGGTGCAGGCGGAGGATCGCTAAAAAGCACGGCAGGTTCGCTTGTGTAACCAGAACCACCAGCAGCAATTCTAACACTAGTC